CTTGGAATACTCACAGGAAATGTTGGTTTGACAGCAGGAGCTACAGGTCAGGGCATTGGTTCTTCCAATACGGTTAACAACGATGTCAAAATCGAAATCGTGACAGACAATCCCGCAGCTGCAGGTCAGGCCGTTTCAAACAACCTACAAGCTTTGCAAAACAATCTGGCGAGGAGATAACAAATGCCCCGCACGCTTCTCTTGATAAAGAACAATATTACCGATCAGGCTATCACTGAAGCTCTTGCGCAATCAAGTTGGGTAATCTTTGATGCAACCGTCTCTCAGTCTTTCAGTGATCGAGCTCAGATTACAGAGCATCCTATTGAGAACGGAAGTAAGATAACTGACCACATCAACATACTGCCACGAAACATTGCTTTAACTGGGGTTGTTTCAGATGAAGCTTTCCTTTCAACTTCTTTTGTTTCTGGACTCGTAGGTGGGGCAGCACTTCTTTCGTTCTTCAACTCGTCAGAATTTGTCGACAATACTTTTACTGCGGTTACGGCAGCGGGTGCAGCAGCTCAAGCAGCGGGAACATTCGGAGCATCAGGTAGATCAGATAAGGCCTATGACACACTGCGTCAAGCTATTTCTAGGGGCCAAGTTATTGATGTCTATACTCCGGTTCGAGTCTATGAGAATATGGCGATGGACTCTTTGCAAGTTGATCGAGATGCATCCACGGGGAGTGCTCTGACTTTCAACATTGGACTCAAAGAGCTCAATATTGTCAATACGAAAAAATTGGTAACTCAGCCAGACAACGATACTCGACGAAGCCGTACAAAAAGAGGTAGGAAGAACACAAAAGCTACTACAGGAAATGCTGCTTCCAAAACTCTAAATTCTTCAGATTCGTTCTTGGCAAACTTGATTGTGGGAAGCTGATATGGCACGTATTGAAATACCGACAACTAGCGAAGGTCTTCAGGAAGTTTCTGTTGATTTAGACGGTACCGTTTTCATACTGACACTTAATTACAACAGCCGAGACTCTTTCTGGTATCTGGATATCAAAGATGCGGACGGTGTCGATATTCGTAGTGGGATTAAAGGGGTTGTGAATTGGCCTCTGACTCTTGGTATGGTTGAAGAAGCTTTGCCACCAGGAGATTTGTACTTCATACGGACAGATAATACCGCTAACGAGATTTTAAAGGCAGAATTAGGCACTGATGGCCTATTGGTGTATGAAGAGTCCAACACATGAGTCAGGCTTTCAATAGGGTTATTACACTCAACATTGGTGATATTCAGATTAGTAATGTCGACCTTGCAGTACTCGAAGCCACAGGAACTTTTCAGTTTCAATCATCTTTGCGGGTCGGGTTCAATGTCGAAAGAACTGATTCTGCCATTCCCAACAATGTCCGAGTGACTATCTATAACCTTAGTGAAGATAACCGAACGGCCCTTGCTGAACAATCTTTGTCCAAACAAGACATTCCTGTAGTCATCGAAGCCGGATACAAAGAAAATGTTCGAGGGCTATTCAAAGGTAATCTCAATTTTTGCCGAAACAACCTTCAGCCTCCTGACTGGATCACAACTCTCGAAGCAGGTGATGGTTATACCAAATTCAAGTCTGCCCGTATTAACGAAACTTTAGATCCAGGCACGACTGTTCAAACTGTTCTCAACAGACTGATCAATGCTTCAGGACTCGACAAAGGCAATGTTGATCAGAAATTGAGTGGGTTGAGCCTGAGAAATGCAGCCAAGTCATTCAAAAATGGGAAGGTGCTCAAGGGAGTGGTATCGGATGAGCTCTCAAAAGTCTTTAAATCTGCGGGTGTCGATTGGTCTATTCAGGATGGGGCCATCAACGTCCTCAGTCCCGGAGAGACACTACAGAATACTGTTTTCGTGCTCAATGAACGTACCGGACTTATCGGTGTTCCGCAAGCTGGGGAACTGGGAGTTGTGCGGATCCGTTCTTTGCTTCAAGGTGACATCATTCCAGGATCCAAAATCCGTATTGAATCTGCGACGGTAGAAGGGGATTTCAAGGTTAAAAAGGTCAAGCATTTTGGTGACACATGGACAAATGATTGGTATACTGATATAGAGACAGAACCCACAGGTAGTCGATAAATGAGCTTTACGTACAGCAGATCCCCGGATCTACAGGAAGTTTTGCGGGCCGTATTGGACAATCGCCTTGCTCAGCTTCATGTGGCTCTTCCTGGGGAAGTTGTCCGGTACAATGCTCAGAAGCAAATTGCTGACATTCGGCCGCTCGTTCGTGATTTCACGATTACCCTGGACGCTGAAGAAATTATCGATGACTTTCCGGTTATTCCAAATGTTCCTGTTATGTTTCCCAGGGCTAACGATTTTTTCATTTCGATGCCTCTTCAAAGGGGGGATAAAGTTCTCCTCATTTTTAACGAGCGTTCTATCGGCAACTACACGGATGGAGACGGAAGTGCGGTGGTAGATCCGGAAGAGCGAACAATGCATTCTCTAGACGACGCTGTTTGCTTTCCTGGCTTTTATCCCAACAGTCAAGGAGTGAATGGAGCCTCTACGGAATGTGTTGTTCTTGGTAAGTCAGGCGAAGCTCAAGAAGCAATTGCGATGGCTGAAAAAGTCAAAACAGAACTTGAGGCTTTGCGAGGAACAGTCGATTCTCTAATCACTGCCTACAATGCCCACACCCACCCATATATCGACACTCCAGCAGGGCCTTCGGTAACCTCTCCAACTACGTCGTCTGGTACTCCTCCGGCTGCTGTGAATGACATGGGGTCTACCTCGGTGAAGGTAACAGAATGAGCGACCTAAAACTAACAACCACCCACGATCTCGACTTGACTGGCAATCAGTTGGCTTTGGAACAAGACCGGGCAGCTTCGATTGCGCAGCATGTGAAAATTCGTCTTCAGTTCTTTTTAAACGAGTGGTTCCTCGATCGCAACTTGGGGATTCCGTATTTTGAGCGCATTTTGGTTAAGAATCCTGACTTGACGACGATTTCAAACATTTTTCAAGAAGCAATCCTAGAGACCGCTGGCATTTTGTCCTTGGCAACTTTTGATATGCAATTCAATACTACGACACGCACTCTTACCGTAACTTTCAAAGCCGTACTTCAGGACTCTACGGAGCTTTTGGATTTCAGCAACGAAATTAACATTTCGGAGATTCTCTAATGGCTGGTGTACAAAATACCGGTTTTGTTCTAAAAACCTTCGAAGAAATCAAAGCCGAAATTGAGGCTGAGCAAAAAACCTTGTTTGGAGACCAGTTTAATACGGCTGCTGACTCAGTCGCTGGACAACTCAATGGTGTTTTTGGCGATAAGATTGCTGAGCTATGGGAAGTTGCCGAACTCATTTATCGATCTCAAGACCCAAGTGCCGCAACTGGTGACGCTCTCGACAACATCGGTAAGATCACTGGCACCTTTCGAAATGCAGCTACCGCAACAACAGTCATTGTTTCAGTCTTCTCAACTGCAGGAACTACGGTAACAGCAGGAGATACGATTGAAGATTCAGCAGGAAATGTATATGAAGCAAGCTCGACAGTTGTCATCCCAGCAACGACAGCAACCCCTGTTACGTACCAAGCACAATCAACCGGAGCTATCACAGCCTTGGCAGGAAGGGTTTTTCGAAATGCTTCTACAGCAGGACTGGATTCGATCGCAGCGAAAACAACAACGACAGGATCAGAACCGTTTAACATTGGTGCTTCCGAAGTCCTGACTTTTTCTGTCGGAGGTCTGCCCTCCCAAACAGTGACGATTTCGGGTCCCGCTTCTTTGACGGCTGCAACTCTGGCTTCGGAAATCTCAACTCAGCTTGGCAACGTAACAGCGACAGATGTGGCCGGTACGGTTGAAGTTGAAATTTCTCTTCCCAACCCGGATGCTCTAGCCAACTCAATTGAGACGATCAGTTCGACCAGTATTGCTTTTAGCTCAGGGCCACAGTATGGTTCTCCAGCAAATGCCACTGACGGGTCAACGGGTCGGGCAATTGAGTCTGATACTGATTATCGAACACGACGTCAACAACTGCTTCAGGTTACGAGCACAAACACCACCGAGGCTATCCGAGATACTGTAGCGGCTATTACGGGTGTTAACACGGCGGTCTTGATTGAAAATGAAACAGACGTAACTGACTCAAATGGTCTACCTCCTCACAGCTTTGAGGTTGTCATTACATCAACTTTTGATCAATCAGCAACGACCGCAGAAGACCTAGCTCACTTTTCAGAGGTTGCTACTGCCATTTTCAATCGTAAGCCAGTTGGTATCCAAACCTATACCGGAGCTACGGGCGCAGATAAAATTGAACATATTGCAGCAGTCACGGCTCCTGTCGATCGACCTCAGATTTTTGATAGCCAAGGAGTGGGACACGACATTTCTTACTCAGTTGCTACCGATATAGCCATCACAGATGTGAAAATCACGATTTCAACGGATTCCACGTTTGGGGCCGGTGTACAAGCAAATGGTGAGACAGAAGTCAAAACGGCTCTGACCAACTTTATTGCCGGTCTGTCGACGGGGGATGATTTGATATATAATAAGCTCCTGTGTGCTCCTCTCACGGTCACTGGGGTCACTGATGTTACGGTCTTAACCTTTGATATTACTGCAAAAGCCCTTGATGATGTGGCCACAAATGTTACAATAGACCCTAGAGAATTGCTCAGCCTGGATTCTTCAGCGATTGCAATCACGGTACTGTAATGGCGATTGTAACTGTACAAACTGATGCAGACGAGTTTAGCGGAGACCAAAATCCGGCTTTGACTCCAGCATCAACCCCGACTGAAAATAACTTTTTCATGTTGGTGGTCTATCGTCCTCAAAGTGCAGCGGCGATCAGTTCAGTCACACAAACCAACGTTTCTTGGGTACTCGAAGACAGCTTTACTGCTACTGCTGACATCTACAGTGCCGATCTCTACATCGGAAGTTCGACAGGTGGGACTCCTGGTAGTACAGTTACGGTCAACCTCGCTGCTGCTGACGACAGTATTCTGCTCTACAGTGAAATGTCCGGAGTTCAGGGGGTCAATACTACTTCCCCTACTCTAGCTTCTAACAGCTCTACCATGGTCACAACCAGCATCACGACTGGACAACCGATCAATCGAGCCATGGGCATCTATGCTTATGATAATAGCGGTGGAGAACTGATCACAGGCTATAATAGCGGTTTTGCTGAAGAGATAGCCCTTGATTCTCTGGTTTTGTCAGCTGGCACTACGATCAGCTTCAAAGATACGACTTCCGGTGCTTCTGAAATCAGTTCCGTTTCTTTAGACTCGAATGTCCCCTATAAGTCTTTTGGTCTCTCACTGATCGGTGAATCGATTGAGGATCTCGAAGGTGACATTCCGGGAACGACTACGGTAGCTGGTACCCTGTCGAGTGACATTGGTCTTGCTGGACTTGTGGATGCTCAATCTACAGTTTCTGGGCCTTTGACGATTGACAGTACTTGTTTGGATGTGTTCCCCCGAGTTTTGACTCATAAAGACGATGCACTTGACAATTTGATTGCTCAGTTTCAAAACTCGTCGAATCTAAAAAAGCTTTTGTGCTCATACATGACTCAGGTTCAAGAGCTTGAAGAGGCAATCAATTTCATTCTGGACAAGTTCAACCTTGATTGTGCAACCAATGACCAACTCGATATCCTTGGTAGAATTGTTAATGAGTTCCGACAAGGTCAGACAGACGATGAGTTTCGTACGGCCATTCGAGCAAAGATAGCAGCAAATACGAGCGACGGGACTATCGAAGACTTGATCACAATAGGGCGAGCGGCACTAAATCAGCAGGGAACTATTTCTATCACAGAGATTTTTCCAGGTGCTGCTTTTGTGAGTATTACCAATACGACTCTGTCAACAATAACGGCATCTCAAGTGTTGCGCTTTTTGATTCTTGGATCGCCGGCTGGTGTACGAATATTCTACATCTTTATTCCTTCTAACTCGTTTGGCTTGACCAATGCGGCGCTCAGTGAAAACACGGGCAAGGGCTTTGATCAGGGCAGACTTTTTGCGAGTATCTTGTAATGGCAAACAAACCAACTGTTGTAGCAAATTGGGCTGATACTGGAACCATTACGGATCCCGGTGCAGCAAAACGTACTCTTGGGTGGGTTGCAGAAGATCCTCCGTTTGAGTTTTTTAACTATCTTCATAACGCTGCTGGTCAGTGGATGGCTTGGTTGGACGAAAAATTTGCGGACGGCCCTTCAGTTAATGATCTGAAACTTGCCCCATCTGGTGATTTGATTTTTGAAACCGAAAACGACTTTGACTTTCAAAATCCGACCGCAAGCACGATTACGAACATTGACTTTTCTACCGACGGTGTGAAGGTCATGGAAATTCAGATTGACGATGCGGCAGATGAAGCCCGATTTTATGGTGGTGGGTCAGCTACTCCGACCTTTGCCCTTGACGGCGCGTCGCAACTTGATTTGTTCAAGACGACTTTTGTGAATGCCGGAGCGACTCTTGCAATTGCAGAAACCGGAATTCTTGACATTTCTAAAGCTGCAGATCCGACTTTGACTGACGGTGCACTTTGGACTCGAGACGGCTTTCTGAAATCGTCAGACGGCACAAATGCTTTGCCAGTGGTGCACAGAGTAAGCTCTCGTACGACAACCGATTCGATTACTGCTGTTGATGCCAACGTAGTCAATGGTGCGATTGAGTACACAATTCCAGCAAACTTTTTGACGGTTGGTACGACTATTCGAGTGACTTCAACAGCAATCGTAACTGCAAATTCACAACCAGCGAGCGGCACAACTTCTTGGATTATTATGGCTGACGCTGATACAAGCGAAATTGATGTGAGTCATAGCAACGGACAGGGCGCCATTTCAACTTTGTTCAACCTTGATGTTGTGTTCACAGTGCGGTCGATTGGTGTTAACGGAGAAATCTTTGCTGCTGGCAGTGCCCATTCGAGTCGATTGACTGCAGATGAAGATAACCAAGTTATCCTTGATTCTGATGCTACAATGGATACAACTAGCGCAATTACAATTCGGGCAGCAGCTTCGGCAGTTGGTGGTTCGAATGCGACTTTTGAAACCCGATCCTTTGTTGTGGAGATTGCTCGATGAGTTTAAACAGCCAAACACCTGATGTCATTTACGAATATGTGGCTGGTGATACGCTGCCCACTCCTCGTGCCATTATTGAAAATCTCGTGTCAACCGGGTTTACCTTTCAACTGATTATTAAGAGAAGTGATGGACTTCGGCTTGATAAACCAGGAACGATAGTGGATGATGGTTCTACTTCGGGCAATACTACGGTTGATTTTGCTTTGGCTTCTACAGACTTGATCGAAGGAACGCACACAGGGCAAATGAAATACACCGATCTGTCTTCTGACGTGACTACTTTTGTGCGTGACATCTCAATTCGGGTAACTGCAGCGCTATGACTGAAGTGAAAGTACTCCAACCTGTTCTCGAAATCAACTTGGATAACGAGCGACCAATTGTCCGTGTGAACAACATCACAAATACGGTCACGGTGTCTTCTGTACTTGTATCAGGAGGCAGTGGAGGTGGGAGTACTGGTGGTGTTCCTGGTGGTTGGATTTATCTGACTGACGTGACCGGTCCTGTCATTTCAAATCAAGTGTATCAAGATGCTGGCAATACGGTTCTACAGTCCTTCACGACTACAGAAAGCACCTTCAATCTTGATATCCGAGCCTCGTATCCTTTGGTTGAAGTCCTGGATTTGACGGACACAGTCTTGACTTCTGGCACTCTACCTCGAGATGGAGATCAAAGCCACTATTCTGGGACGGTCTCGTTTACAGTGCCCTCTGCGGATAGTTACAAAATTCGGGTTACCAACCCCGATGGAGATGCTTCAGCCGAAGACACATTCACAGTGGCTCTTGATTTGGCACCTGAAATCTTGACTTTGTCATTCACTGGAAGCTATCCTGGGAGTCAGACGGAGCTCAAAGAAAATGATACGTTTCAGATCACGGGTACGACCGACAAAGCCATCGACCAGGTTCAGGTACAGAATTTTGGAGCTTGTAAGTTTGGTACATTCGTGGCTTCCGGAACCTCTTTTACAGTTACTGCTACAATTGACGATGAAGGCACCACATTGCAAAACCTGCCAGCTCGAGTGCAAGTGCGGGATGCGGTAACCGGAGCCCTCAGTACGGCCAGAGATACTAACCAGGGTGGTGGAACGACAAACGGCGTAGACCTGGTTGCAGTCAACAATCAAGCCCCTGTGCTGAGTTTTGGGAGCATCACATACCCCCCTACACAGCAAGCTATCAAGACCGGAGAGCAAGCAACTATCGGCTTCTCAGGGACGGATCTGGACACAATTTTGTTCGATAGCCCGACTGGTGAGCTGATAGTCACAAATCCGACTCTGAACGAAACAACAAAAACAGCTACCTACTCGTCAGGAACTTACAACATTAGCACGGTAAATATTCGAGCTCAAGCAACTCGTGCGGCCAACGACTCAAGTGCAACTGCCACTTCAGTGATTTTCATTGCAGATGCGGTGCCTCTGATCACTGTTTCGACTCCTGCAACCCGACTTCGCTCTGGTGGGAATGACGGAACGGCTGTTCAGAGCTATACGATCACGATTTCATCAAATCAGAACCTGATTTCAGTACCGACCCTTGCAGCGGATTCTGGAGGCTCTCGAGGCTCATTCTCAGGGGGTTTCAGTGGCGGACCGACTAACTACACGGCAAGCTTCCAAGTGGCTGATACTGACGAAAAAGGGGCCTTTTCTTGGGAAAGTTTAGTTGCTACTAACCTTGCAAATGTGGTACAAAATACTATAGGTACGGGAACATCTTACACATTGGGTGGCTTTGTGTCTCGGACTGTAACCTGGCAGGCCTTTCAAACAGTATCTGATGCAGTTAATGTTGAAATTTCTGACTTTTCAAAGATTCAAGCCGGACTTTTTGGTGCCACGAACCAACCGTCAGTGCGATTTCCAATCGGTACAGCTACGGAGCAAGCAAACGGATATACGGCCTCTGCTACCGGAACCAACCCCCACACAGTCACATGGCTTGATTTCACAGCTGCTGGATCCAACTCTGGAACTGCTGACTTGTTCAACTACGAAGAGATTGTCTGATGAGCGCATTTGAAACTTTTGTTAACCGAGAACTTCCCCGCCGATCCGCTCTGTTAACCGTTGCAATCACAGGTTATGATGGGGAACCCACGAACGTTGCTGCTCCAGCAATTCTTCAGAGCTCTCCTATCGGCACTGAGTACATTCAAGAAACCCCTCAAATTACGTTTTGGCGTAAAAATAACACCGGGGCCTTTGATTGGATCCAAGACGATCCGGGAGGAGGCGGTGGCGGTGGAGGAGGTATTTCCCTCGATGGAGGTGCCTTTGACCAACCACCTTTAGTTGACCCAGGAACTATCGACGGAGGCTCATTTTAATGGCAAATCAAATTCAAGTCCGACGTGGACCACTTGCAAGTCTTCCGGCTACTGCCAATGATGGTGAACCTCTCTGGGTTAATGACTCTGGGAACGAAGCTTTCTACATGGGACGTGGGGCTTTGTTGGCTCCTTTCTTGATTTCTGCTGGTGGCGGTAACGTTGCCAAATCCGGTGCTCCTGCTAACAATCAGGTAGCTGTTTGGGTTTCAGACGGGATCATCGAAGGTACGGCCAATTTCACATTTGACGACACTACAGTTACGTTTTTCGTTGGTGATTCTGGCGGAACGAACTGGGTTTCTACGACTCATGACACTACAGACGGGACGATCGCTACTGGAGCCGGTAATCTTGTTCTAAATCCTGCTGGTGTGGTGAAGGCTGACAAAAACCTCAAACTTGGTAATACTCTTCAGTTGGTTTTTGATACTGACGATGACACCTATCTGAGTGCTTCTGCAGATGATGTTCTGGAAGTCAATGTTGGAGCAGGCGGGAATGTCACTCAGTGGACTCCTACGTTGGCTCAGGTCTTTACGGATCTTGCTCTTGATTCGGGTAATCCCACTTTCTATCTTGGTACTGCCGGAAATCCTCAGGGCTCGATAGTCGGATCGACAACTTTAGGACAGGCTCTCTTTGGTGTGGGTCTTTCCTACGGTCGACAACTTGTGCTCACAGACGAAGCCAATACCGGTTCAGATCACGATCACGCGACTCAGGCAAATCCTACGCTCTTTATTCATAGTGCAACTGATCCTGATACTGACAATGATGAGTGGTTGTCTATCTCTCATGATGGTGGGGCTGCTCACTTTGAAACAGGTTTTGGCAATTTTGATTTTCAAACCATTGGAAGTGTGAGATTTCTAAACAGTGGTGGTTCGGATCGAGTTACAATCAATGCTAATAGCCCAACTTTGATAGAGGTAGCTGCGGCCAACTCTTTCATTCAATTGGTAAATGCACATGTCGGAATCTACTGGTCTACAGGAACAGACGCTTATCTTGCAAGTGCAACGAATACCCTGCAGATGACAACGTTTGCTAACGGTAATAATGACCATGATCATCCAGCACAGGCAAATCCTACTTTTTTCATCCACTCAGCTACGGATCCAAATGCAAATAATACCCAGTGGATTTCGTTTACGCATGATCAAACCGACGGTCTAATCGAAACTGGCTCAGGAGACATCAATCTCAAACCAGCTATTGCAACAAATTTTTTGACGACTGCCGATGCAATTGCCCTGGCTATCAATAATAATGCGAATGAGTTGTTGATTCTGAACGGGGTATCAAAATATCTTCAGTTCACAAATAATTTTCAGGGCATTTTTTGGGCAGATGCAAATTCCAACAACTATCTGACCTCGGCAGCAAACGGCATCCTCTTCACCGCTTTTGCTAATCGAAACCAAGACCATGACCACGGGGTTTCAACAAACCCAACAATATTTGTTCACAGTGCAACCAATCCGGACACAGACAACACTCAGTGGCTCTCTCTTTCTCATGATCAGACAGAGGCCATTATTGAGGCAGGATCTGGTGGAATCAATCTGACCTCTGGAGATGCTGAGTTTGTAGTAAGTTCTCCGGCAGCGGGATTTACTCGAGTTGATTTTAATGGGACTGCTCAGATTACTCGGGGGACTGCAGACGCTATTTTTATAGGAAGCAACGGATTATATATTAACCCTGCAAGTCATGGGGGAGACGTTTCAATTGGTTCTGGGTTTTCGGCAGACAATTTAAAGTTTCGTCCAGATCTTGCAGCAGATCAGTTGACGATGTCAATCGACGTTGGTCTTGGTCGGCAAATTGTCATTTGTGATCAAATTTTGAGCGACCGTGACTACGACCACGCAGTTCAAACGAACCCGACGCTTTTCATTCATTCAGCTGTTGATCCGGATGTTGATAATACCCAATGGATATCCTTGTCTCACGATCAAACTGACGCAAGTCTTGATATTGGGGACGGCAGCGGTCTAAATATCAATTTTGAAAATCAGACTGGTAACATCAAATGGAGCCACACAGGTACAGCAGTCAGTCTTGAAGCTGTTTCAACGGAATGGAGATTTATCACTCAAACCGGCGCTACCCTATTCGGAACTCAAGGTACGGGTTCAAGTGGATTTTCAAATATCCCTATGTCTTTTCTTGGTGATCTGATTTTGGGAGCTACAAGTACAGGATCAGTTTTCAACAGCAGTACTCATGTGACTGACGGGTCTTTAAACCTTGGTCTACGAGGAGCCACAGGTTCTAATTTTGCTCTTGTCCTGACCACTGTAGCTAACTACCAAAAGAATCATGATCACGGGCTTCAGTCGACTCCGACATTGTTTGTTCATTCTGATACTGACCCAGACCTAAATAATACGCAATGGATCTCAATGACTCATGATCAGACTGACGGCATTCTTGCGGTTGGTACTGGAAGCGTAAAATTTGGCAGCAATGCTAAGACCGGCCTTTCGCAAAGACTGATTGTTGACGATGATGATGATACCTACTTTCAAGGCATTGCCGACGATGTTGCAGGGATCTTTGTTGCCGGTTCTGAAGTTGCTCGGTTTGACAGCCAAGGGATTAAGCCAATCAGTGCCACTATTGGTGAAGGTTCCAATTCAGGTGCTGTGAACTTCGGTGGTTTGACTTCCACTGATACTCGTATGTTCTTCGATCTCACGAAAGCTCAGTTTTTATGGGGCACCGGAGACGATCACGGCAATCAAGTTGTCATCGGAAATGCAGCGTTTATCACTCGAGATTTTGATCACGCAACAACAACCAACCCAACCCTATTCATTCATTCGGATACCGACCCTGATACGGATAACACTGAGTGGATTTCCATTAGCCATGATACTACTTCCGGTGTAATTGATTCGGGGGACGATCTAACTTTCTCAACAACCGGTACTGCTCGAATGACAATTTCGGGCTCAACCACTACTACGCTGGGCACACATGTAGTCTCTAATAGCACAGAAACCTTATCGTTGGCCCATGACATGACTGACGTGACTATGACTGCTTCTACGGGTAGCTTTAACATGATCACGACCGAGGGTGCTCTGATTGTTCCCCGCTTGACTACAACCCAAAGAGATGCTCTCACAGCCGTGAATGGAATGATTCTGTACAACACCACGACCAATAAGTTCCAAGGATACGAGAACGGTGCTTGGACCAATCTGATCTAAGGGAAACAAATGCCTATACAACTTACTACTCCTTTACCGGTTATTCCTGAGCTTGATCCGTCGGTGACAGCTTATAACCAAGTAACAATCATTTCTTTCAATTATCGTGCCAACAAGCTTGAGCTCGTGTGTGTCTATGGTAATACTCAGTCAGGTGAGTGGCGCTCTGGAAACATTCCTCGACGAACGTTTGTCATTGAGGGTGCGGAATTTACGAGTATAATTGCAGAAATGCCACAGGCTGGAGAAACTCTTTTTCAAGGAGCCTCTCGAGTGCTGTATGAATATTTGATTGACAACGGTCACTATTCGGGTACTATTATTTAAGTCCACTTTATAGGAGAGAAACATGGACAGCGAACAAGCTAAAGAAGTTTTACTGAAAGAAGCCGCAGAACGTAAGCAAGCCTGTCAGGAAGCTCTCAACGAAGTGTTGGAAGAGTATGGCTTTCGTTTGACGGCCGGCATGGTGCTTACTGAATCGGGTGCAAAGTCACTTCTCGATCTAGTTCCCGTGCAAAAATGACCTTCTCACTTGTGCAACAAATTGTCCCCGATTTCGATAAATATCGTCAGCGGGACCCTAACCTGATTACGCACTGCGTCATTCATAGGTCTGGTCCGTGGCCAGCTGCTTATGGAGATCCGCAAGACGCTCAGGATTTGGTGAATATCTTTTGTCACAAGGAAGAAGTTGGGAAGTATGTCGGATATAAGATGCCGTATACGTTTGTGTTGAATCCCCACAATCGGGTTGTATATCAGTCGAACTATATTACAGCAGTGACCCCACATGCAAAGTCCCAGAATAAAACTGGCATAGGAATTGCAATCCTTCAAGATTTGCGGAATGAAGCACTGACTCCTGAGGCCTATGTGACCTTGGTCAAGTTCTGTGCTTATTTGCGGCAGACAACAGGATTGGACCTTACAGTGGCAGGACATACGGATCTCCCCGGTGCTACCGACGATCCCGATAAAGAATGCCCCGGCAAAATGCTAGATTGTGCTAGACTTGACGAAGATGTGAGATTGGCTCAGCGTCTGACGTACCTTATTTAGGAGAGAAAAGTGGAAGAGAAACCCTGGTATAAAAGCAAAGGTGTTATTGGTGGTATTGTGGCTGTATTGGCTGCTATCGGTAGCGCTTTCAAGTTGAACATCGATGCTGGTGCTCAAGCTCAAGTGACCGAAATCGTTTTGACGGTTATTGGTGCTGTGGGTGGTGCTATCGGTGTGTATGGTCGTGTGAAGGCAACTTCTAAGATCAAAGGCAAAAAAGAGTAATGGTTTCAGCAATTCTGAACATTCTTAACAAGCTGCTAGAGGTATTCAAAGGTATTACCCGGCAGAACAAGATTAAGGAAAGAAAAGATGAAGCTGAAGCTATTAAGCGTGATCCTGGGAGTGCTTGGGCTGTTGAGTTCGGGGTGCGAAACTCTGACGTCAGCGCTAAACCCCCCGGCGACACTCCCCCCTCCTCCAAGTAAGCCAGTCCTCGAAACCTTAGAAGTACAGCCAGATGGCGGTATTTGTATGGGGAAAGAGGACGCTGCTGAACTGTTGATCTACATCAAGAATTTGGAAACGGCTTACGAATGATAGCTCGCGAAGTAGGACCGGGTAAGTATTTGCTTGACTTTGTTCCGAATCCTGACAACTTGGACAGGGTTAAGAATCGGTCTGGAGAAAGATTTCCTGGCACTTCCTACTTGCGTGAGAGAAAAAAATGGGTTACTAATAGAGTTAGGGTTAGGGAACTGGGGTGCATGTCCTCCCCCTTAAAAAGTGCCTCAGTCCCCTTTCCCGAAACCTTTGAACCTCACCAACAACGAGCTTGGAAACGTCTTCTCGAAGAGAAGTCCATGATTTTATCGTGGGTTACAGGTGCGGGCAAATCCTACTTTGCAGTACAAGCAGTCAAACTTTTGGGGCAGAAGTCACTGGTTGTAGCTCCGAAAATGGTTCTCCAGAATCTCCAGAAAGAGTTTCGAGCACAAGGAATCGAACCTCGAATCGTCGGATCGACACTGAAAGCAGAACGTGAGGCAGACTCCAAAGTTACCTTGGTTGGGTATGCGAGTCTTCATAAAGTCGAACCTGACGATTGGAACATGGTGATTGCTGATGAGCTTCATTATGCGATGAATCAAAAGTCTAACCGAACCAAGAAGTTAAGGGAGATCGTCGATGAACTTCCTCCTAGTGCCTACGTATTGGGCCTTACTGCAACTCCCTTTGGTGCAAAAGCCATTACTATCTGGAGTCAGCTCGATTGCATCATCCCAGGCGGTTTTGGTACCCGAGTACAGTGGGAGAATTACTTTCACAATATTGGGGAGAAAGAGATTCCTAATCGCGAAGACCCAGTCCGTGACGTTGGATCTCTCCGTGAGGATCGGCATGAGGAATACTGCGACTATCTCTACCAATTTCTAGATTATGTCGGTGAGGACCAGTTTGCTGACCTTTTGCCGGATTCGGAATGGAAATTGAAATGGTTGGATGGGAATTATCGGGTAGCCCCTAAAGATCTTGGCGGATGGGCTCGGACTCAAGAAAAACTGGCGGCTGAACGAGTAGCTCAACTTCCTCAACCAAACGGTCCGACTGCTTACATATGTTATCTCAATTCAACTTCAGAGTTGGTAGGGAAAGCTTTGGGATGTCCTGTGATTACAGGTAAAGTCTCGACCAAAAAACGGATGGAAATCCTTGAGACGACAGATTGTTTCGTTGCAGGACTTAAAGCAATCACAGAAGGTTTGAATCTAAGCAGGTTTACAAATGTCTATGTCGTAGAAGGCTACCCTGTCGTTCGATACATGAGTCAGGTACTTGGACGGTTCTTGCGGCTCAAAGCGACAGAGAAAATTACCTACACTTTCCTACCGATGAAGGGGACTGCAGACGAAGTCATATACCCCCGGCTCTTGGAGCGGTTGGTGGAGAAAAATCGTATCCTGAAGTCAGGCAGTGTCGAATCAGGACTTATGGATCTTCTGACTGTCGACGAGAATGATGAAAGTCTTTTGACGGATCTGCAAGAGATATTGATGGCTGGGGATTGGGTGGATGTCGAAACTTATTGAAATTGGGCATGGCGGCTCTCGAAACGGGCAAGGAAACTTTGTGCCTTGGGGGGACCAATGTCTAATAAAACTCGACTTACTAGAGGAAGCCAAAGAGTTTCGTCCATGTGCCCAGTCCCTTGCTAACACCGAAGAATCTCCCTGGTTTGTACTTGGTACGATGTTTCACCACTACATGGAAGAGTATTTCAAGTTTGGAAACACAGACAGACTTCGGTTTTCGGATACCTTGTGTGGGTATGTTGCGGAAGACATTGAAGATGAGGCTTGGCGGCTCTTTCAAGCTATGGGTGAATATCTTGAATCGATGTGCAAAAAAGTGTGGTACATTGAACAAGATATCGATGGTCCGTATATGAGAGACACTTTCGGTGTGGATGTGACTGGTCGCATTGATATTGTGTTTGAGAAAGAAGACGGACGACTCATTATTGGAGATTGGAAAACGGCGGGACGGTCAGCAGCAACGAAAAACTTTCCAAACGCGGACTACAACAAATACGTGTACAAAGACGGGTTCTTTCAAAGAGTCGTTTATACTCACGGAGCTATTGCTGCAGGCCTTGGAGATGCCGATCGTACAATTGAGGGTTTTGAATTCTGGCGGATTACTAAAACCAAAACACCTGAGGTTGCTGTACATGAGGCACACTGGGTAAGTCAAAAGGAATTAGAGATCGTCCGAAACTACTTGCAATTTTGTGAAGAGCGCCGTAACACATATGATAGAGTACCGTTGATTAGTCAATGTAGAGACTGCGAATTCAAATTTGACGGAACATGCCCAGTGTGGCCAAGGAGAGACAATGACGGATGAAGATTTTGATAGCACGTTTTATGAAGACTTGGACGGACCTTCCGAAGTGAATTTGTCCCCACGTTTTTCCCCTAAAACAAAAGAACTCTTTGAAGCTTTGGCAAAAGCCCAAGGAGACTACGAAAAACTGAAGAAGGATAAAAAGGGAGGCTTCGGCTACTATGCAACCCTTGGGAATCTGATCGAGACTGTGCGAGAACCTTTCCAAAAGCATGGCCTGTCGTTCACTCAAGCGTTGTGGGGCTCGTCTTTCATTACTACCACAATCCACTGGGGCGATCAGTATTACTCTGCTACCCTGGATTACAAAGCGTATGTTGTCGCCAAGAGAGAAGGGGCAGCCATAGGACCACATGAACACGGAGGCGCACAAACTTATGCTCGTCGTTATGCACTGGGATCTTTGGTTGGCTTGACTGTTACGGAGGATGACGATGCACAAAACCTTCAGAAGAAAGTAACCCTTTCTGACCTGAAGAAAACCCGGACCTAGAGTCCACGAAGGAGAGAAAACTATGGCTAGTACTCAAGATCTTATCAATGCAGCAAATGCACCCAAGGGCGGAATTCGTCGTCCCAAGTGGCTGCTCGAACCAGGTATATATCCATGCACAGTGACCGAATGTGAAGGTAAAGTGTCACAGTCTTCTGGTCAAAAGATGCTGCAATTGACTTTGTGTGCTGTGGATGGAGACGAGGTCCTTACTGATAAGCCTGCAAAATACTATGTGATGTTGCCCGAGATTGCGGATATGGATCAGTTTGCCGACAAATGTGCTTCTAAACTAGAGTCCAGTGCCAAATTTCGTGAGAAGTTTGCCGACGTTGCTCCTGAAGATCTCGCACAAGTGGCTGCTGAAGATACCCTCAAAAGCGCTCTGACGTTCAATAGCAAATTTGTTAAAGAACTTCGAACCTTGTTGGGTGCGGACATCGTTCCGGATACTCACAAGTGGGAGAAAGACAAGAAGATCGTTGTTGACGGTGAAGGTAACCCTTCTGATCAATCGTGGGATGCTGTGCAAGCTCAACGACGTGAAATCATGACTGATGTCGTAAAATATGCTAATCAGATCTTTGATGGTGCTTTGTCCGTGAATGGCGCTCAGTTTGTAATGGATGTGCGTGACAGTACGTTTAATGGTAAACAAACGATGAACGTGTCTTGGATCAACCTTCCTAAGTGATGTAGTAAAGGAGCCCGCTATACCTCTCAACGATGTCCCTGGCGGGTATTTCCGATGCCAATATACGATCCCCGCAGTCACGGTGCCAATTGCGACAGATGTCCTCTGCACTCAGATACCTCTAAGTGGCGCCCAGTACCCCTTCTAAAGCGCGATAAGCCCGTATGTCAAATCGTAGCACCCTCTCCCTCCCGACATGCTGTGTGGAAGAATAGGGCCGGAGAAGGGGAACTTTTAGACCGACTCTTTGAAACCCTAAGACAGGCGGGAATTGCTCGACAACAAGTCTCTGTTTTGTATACTCTTGCTTGTCAACCCTTGACGGGATTAAACCCGAAGGACAAGACCAAAGCCAAGAAAGCGTGTGAGACCCATGTATCTGCATATTTCAATCCGCAACTTCCTACTCTGTATCTTGGGAATGACTCTACTCATGGCCTACTTACACAACCCCAGAGAGCACGTCTGCTGTATTGTCTCGAATTTGGCTACAAAGACATGGTCACAGACTATCTTACCACTGTATACAAAACTAAGCCGGGACTAGGGCCGTTCTTCGACGACATGGTCACAAGATGGGCCAAAAATGCTCTGGGACTGTATAAGACTGAACCTTGGCCACATATTATCACAGATCCCTCTGAGGAGGCCTTAGAGGCTCTCAGAAACTTGGGGGACAACATTGGGTGGGACATCGAAACTCAAGGTACAGATCCCCTGACAGTCCCCATAACCTGTATTGGAGTCTCTGATCCTAAGACCGCTGTCTGTATCCCCTGGGATGGCTATTACTCCAAAAATTGGGGACCATATCCTGGCCTCTCAAACACGTCTCTCGGCAAAGCTCTACGTGCGGAAATGCTTAAAGTCCTCCAATCTGGCCGAAAAATGTTTACACAGAACGGAAACTATGACGTTACAGGACTGCTTCCTCGGGGACATAAAGTCCGTAATGACGTGGACATATACAACATTCATGCCGTAATGTTCCCCGCTATGAAGCACAATCTAGAACAGATTGGTTTGCACTGTATTCAACTTCCCTACCGATGGAAACTCGCCTATAAGAAGGGTTGGAGATTCCAGGATTTGAAAGAAAACACGCTTTCTACCCCAACTGTCGACAAAAATCATCAGTGCTATGAGGGCGGCGATCCCGTCTTCCTAAGAGACTATTGTGCCAAGGATTGCTATGTTACAGTGGTCAGTGGGTTAAGGTTGCTTGAAAAAGCAGAGGAGTTAGCAGTATGAGAATCATGATGGCCGGAGCAAAAGACGTGGAACCTTATGAGGCAGAGATTCAATGGGGGCTTAGGCGTCTTGGTTTTGAAGGGTTCTTCTGTTCTGACGATTCGAAACTTTCTGACTTCCGACCTGTTGATACTCCGATTCAAAACTGGGTGCAAGAAGTGAATAAAACACTCGGCCTTTCACTGTCTGGAAATGTCTCAATGCAAGAATTCGGTCAAGCAATTCAAAAACAGTGGGATGATTATGATCGTGCGTTAATGGATGATTAATGCGATGTGGTTACGAGACATACCCCAACGTTCTGAGCCTCATAGAGAACGGTAGAGCTAATACTGAAATAGCATTGCGCTCGTATATGTGGGGCATTACTGTCGACCAAGAGGAGTTTCAGAAAATTGCGGATCAGGTTCAAGCAGAGATAAGTTCAGAAGAGAAAATCATTCTGACTTTGGTACCTGAAGGCACAAATATCAATAGCAAAAAACAGCTGGCTGAAATCTTTTTTGAGCAATTCGGAGAACCGGTCAAGTTCACAACTGACTCAGGATCCCCTAAGGTCGACAAAGAAGCCCTGGAGTTCATTAAGACGTACGGAGAGTCTGAAAAGGCTCAAAAGCTCGCAACTCATCTCTTGACATACGGTCTGTGGAAAAAACGGCAAACAACCTATATCACTCCTTATATTGGCATGTCCATGATTCGTCCTCGACCTAATCCAGGTGATCAAGTATCGGGACGGTGGGGGTATCGGGCTCCTGCTCTTCAGACTTGGCCATACTTCATGAAGGGGATGTTTGTCTCTCGACCGAACAATTATCTGGTGGCCTGTGATCTTTCCCAAGCCGAACTCAGAGTCATAGCCCTGTTAGCAAACGATCAACCCCTTCTCGACGCATACAATGCGGGTAAAGACGTTCACAAGCTCAATGCAGGAGATCTGTTCGGTGTTGATATGGACAGCCTGTCCCCTGAAAACTACAAAAAATTTCGAAATGCGGCTAAGACCTTTGCGTTTGCTTTGAATTATTCAACTCTCGACGACGAATCAGCTGCTAAAACGATCTTGTCTCGATTGCACACAGCAGGATTTGGGGACATGACCATCCGACTTGTATTAGGAGCAGTCAAACGTTGGTGGAAAGCTCACCCCGCATTGCGAATTTACAAACAAGAGCTCTGGGATCGTGCTAATGTGCAGGGGTATGTAGAGGACGTGTTTTCTGGGAGAAGACGCTATCTGTACGGCAAGGGCAAAGATACTGAAGTGTTCAACTTCCCTCTTCAAGCAGCCGTTGCAACAATTATGGATCGAGCCGTGCAAGAAGTGGACCAAAAGATGGACCATACGAAAGAGGGGCTAATTGTCCAAGTTCACGACTGTCTGGTTATTGAGACTTATGATTCAGACAGGGGCGTAAAAATGTTGATGGATGCGATGCATAAACCGTTAGAATATGATGGAAGAAGCATACTGATGGCCGGTGACCCGGAGATGGGACATCGATATGGGAAACTAGAAGGAGTGAAAGTATGAGTACGCAACAGAAAATTCGTGAAATTATTGAGGCCCAGGAAATCTATACCCAGTCAGAGCTTCAGCAAGTTCTCAAGGCAAAGTACGATCAAGAAATTACCGTATCGGGTATTTGTGTTGCACTTAAAAAACTCAATGCTGTCAAGACCGCTACCGGCTATCAAGTCTCACGGGGCAATGTTGTCGAGATTAAGCGCCTAGGAGAGACTCCCCTCCCAAAAAAAGCCCATATTGCAGATGCTGGATTCGATCTTGAAGCCAGTCACGACTCGATGCTGTTTGAGGGAGCTGCTACGGTTGTCAGCACAGGTATCGCAATCAGTCTTCCGGTCGGATATGAAGCTCAAATTCGAGGAAGAAGTGGAAATGCTGCAAAACTTGGGATTTTTGTGGTAAACGCACCAGGCACGATTGACAGTGGGTACACAGGAGAAATTAAAGTAATTCTTAGTTGTCTTAAGGATTCTGTTAAGATACAAAAGGGTATGAGGATTGCCCAAATGGTGATCCAAAAATTGCCGGACATAGAGTTCCGCGAAGTTAACCAGTTTGAGGAGACCGACCGTGGAAACTCTGGATTTGGAAGCAGTGGTGGGTGAATACGATTTTGAGCGTCTTGAGAAATTCGAGATCGTGATAGAACAAATAGAAGAGCGCCTTGAGGAAGCCAGGTCTGGTCAGGAAAACCCAGTGTTCAAATACTACATTCCTGAAGAGATCCTGGACGATACAATCGATTATTGTGAAGCGCAATTCGAATGTGTGATAAGAGTGCTGAAAGTGAAACGCGGAATTGCGTCAGTCAAAATAGCGATTGCTACTGAGGTGTAAGATGAGTGCGGTATTGGTGGACTATATCCTACTTGGGATCATGATTTTGTTGGGAATTTGGGACATTTTCCTTGTCACCGACAAAGTGAAGAGCAATACTATATCTTGGAGGACACGAAAAAATGGCAAACGTACCCTACTTATTCCTTTTTACTTTGGCGTGCTTGGAGGACACTTTTTTCACCCGTTCTCGGACGCGTACGTCAACAGCCTCTCCTGGATTTCGACCGTTGTCGGACTCGGAGTTGGAACAGCTATCTCTTTGCTCGTCTCGTTCCTTGCATCAAGAAAGCCTTCACTGAGAAACAAACTTGTGTTTGGATTCTTTCTAGGAGGTATCGTGATGGGGTTGATCGTATGGCCCGTTTGATCATTGGCTTGTCAGGGCGTAAACAGTCTGGCAAATCAACTTGTGCGCGTCTCATGCAAGAAAATGGGCTCGTTGAAGTAAGCTTTGCCGAACCTCTTCGTCGCATGATAAAAGCCCTTGGATTGTGGCAAGAGGACATCCCGTATGAGGAGTTTAAGAAAACTTATTTTGACGACTGGGGCATGACCGGCAGAGAGATGTTGCAGGTTCTTGGTACTGATGTCATGCGCAACAACTTTCATCAAGACGTGTGGCTGCTATTGGCTAAGCAAGAACTGCTGAAGCACGAGATGGTCTGTATTTCAGATGTTCGATTTGAGAACGAAGCTCAATTAATCAAAGACCTTGGCGGTTTTGTTATTCGGATCAATCGACCTGGAGCTCTGACTGCCGATCTACACGAGTCTGAGGTAGCCCTTGACAACTATGAAGAATTTGATTGGATAATCGATAACGATGGTGATCTTTTGAAATTCAAGAAAGAAGTGGCTAAGGCAACCCTAGGCTGCTTGTGCAGGTCTCTCCATGGCTAGAAAAATACCAGACAATGTGATCCATGTTGATTTTGTGGACATTGACTTCCATGAAAAGGCACTTGCCGAAAAAGACCGTAATAAGGCCCTCAAATACTATTCTCTGGCCTTCCGAGAAGACACACACTTCTATATGACGTTATACAATTCCGGACACTTGCTTTTGGAACAAATGAAGTACAGCGAGGCTTTGTTAATATTTCTTGCATCTCGTGAGCTGTGTATGTACGAGTGTCCTCAAGACCAAAGCACTATTGATTGCCTCAATGAAATTATTGAGAAACTCACCAATAAACAACAGAACCCGTTTTACGTTTTTATTCCTTGACAGTTCTCGGCCTACTTTGATACATTTGTAGGTTCATACTTCGAAATGAGGATCGCCTTATGAATGGCCGTGAAATACTATCTGACCTGACCGTCTTTTCAAAATATGCTCGGTACTTGCCATCTCAACAACGACGGGAAAATTGGGACGAGTTGGTTGGTCGGAATATGATGATGCATATCGAGAAATTTCCGGAACTTACTGCCGAAATCTCGAATGCTTACCAATTTGTGTACGACAAGAAGGTCATCCCTTCGATGAGATCGATGCAATTTGCAGGACCTCCAATCTTCAAAAGTCCAAATCGGATCTTTAACTGCGCGTATTTACCTGTGAATAGCATTCACTCATTTTCAGAGTCTCTGTTTTTGTTGTTGGGTGGTACTGGTGTCGGATATTCAGTTCAATATCACCACGTTCGGGAATTGCCTCCTGTTCGTAAGCCCACAGCTGACAAAAAGCGGTATTTGATTGGTGATTCGATCGAAGGGTGGGCAGATTCCGTACGGGTTCTGTGTAAGGCATATTTCTATGGGTCTGCGATGCCCGTCTTTGATTTCTCAGATATTCGTCCCAAAGGCGCGAGATTGATCACTGCGGGTGGTAAAGCTCCTGGGCCTGCCCCCCTTAAGGACTGCCTTGAAAACCTCACACGCGTGCTTGACGAGGCTGTAGGAAGACGTTTAAAACCAATAGAAGCCCACGACATGATGTGTTACATTGCGGATGCTGTTTTGGCGGGTGGAATTCGACGTGCTGCTCTCATAAGTCTGTTCAGTTATGACGATTTCGAGATGGCAAACTGCAAAGCGGGCAATTGGTGGGAGAAGAACGGACAACGTGGCCGAGCAAACAACTCTGTAGTCATGTATCGCCCCCGAGCTACCCAAGAAAATTTCCGACGAGTGTGGGACGCCATGGTTGGGTCCTATGCAGGTGAGCCTGGATTTTACTGGACTAACAATACGGAGTGGGGCACCAATCCTTGTTGTGAAATAGCTCTTCGCCCATATCAGTTCTGCAATTTAACTTCTATCAATGCAGCAACGGTTTCTGACCAAGCGGATCTGAATGATCGAGCACAAGCGGCCAGTTTTATCGCGACTCTGCAGGCCTCGTATACGAATTTTCATTATTTGAGAGAACAGTGGAAATATCAAACTGAGAAAGACGCACTGCTTGGTGTGTCAATGACTGGCATTGCCCGAGACGAATTTTCAAACTGGAATTTGACTGAAGCTGCCGATATGGTCACAAAAACCAATCAATTCCTAGCTCCAAAAATTGGTATCAATCCAGCAGCACGCACAACATGTATTAAACCTGAGGGATCTGGCTCTTTGGTACTTGGTACAAGCTCGGGTGTGCACGCAGGTCATAGCTCTCACTACATTCGACGTATGCGTTTTGGCAAAAACGAGGCAGTCTACAAGTATTTGGAAGAGCATGCACCTTCCTGTGTTGAGACAGATAAAACGAACCCCTCACAAGGCGTTGTGTCGATTCCTGTGGCATTACCGAAAGACGCCATTACTCGGGATACAGAAACCCCTCTTGAACTCCTAGGACGGGTACAAACGCTTTCAGAGAAGTGGATTAGGCCGGGACATATCTCTGGTGACAACACCCACAACGTGTCATGTACGGTCAATGTCAAAGGTGGGGAATGGGACGCTGTTCGGGACTGGTCTTGGAAGAACCGAGAGGTCTACAATGGCATGAGTTTCCTACCTCACGATGGCGGATCCTATGTTCAGGCTCCATTTGAAGAGATTTCTGAGCAGGAATACAAAAAACTTGCAAATAATTTGCCCCCTATCAATCTGGACAATGTGGTGGAAGAACACGACGATACGAACCTTACGGGTGAAATCGCGTGTGGCGGTGGTGCCTGTGAGGTATAGACCTACATTAGGTCACGTGGCATACTATATGCATGGAACTGATCATCCCTCAGAGATCTGAGACCATCGACACCCTCTACGCTAAAAAATCTATCCCCTTCCAATCAGACATCGAAAATCACTACTGCATCTTTAAATGTGGAAGTCAGTCTGCTCCTGTATTACTTGCGGAAGGCCGAGCTTTTTTAGTCGAAAAACCTAAAACCATACACGGGATTACACCACGAAACATTGAACAACAATGGGCTATGGACGCTCTTCTTGACGACAACATCAAAATTGCGATGCTTACAGGTCGAGCTGGTACTGGCAAAACTCTTCTAGCTCTTGCAGCGGCTCTTCAGGGGGTAGACGATCAAACATATGATGGAATACTACTCATTCGCCCTATGACCCAAGTTGGAAATCACGAATTTGGAATCTTACCAGGGAACATTGAAGAAAAGTATTTGTCCTACCTGGGTGGATTCCTTGCAAGCCTTGAAGCTTTGACGAGCCGAGACAATATCGAAGACGTCATGAGAGTATACAACATCACTCCAATGCCTCTGCAATTCATTCGAGGGGCTTCTTGGGCAAATAAAATCATTCTGGCAGACGAGATTCAAACACTCAATCGTCATGAGTTGCTTACACTCGGCACTCGAGTAGGGGACAATTCCAAACTTGTACTGATGGGCGATATGCGGCAAAGAGACGAAGAGATTGATATTGAAGAGACAGGTCTACATAAGTTTATGCAGAATCCCAAGACCCGACAGTCGTCCTTGTCTACCCACATTGAACTTACTAAAGTTGAACGCGGTCCAGTCGCTAAGCTGTTCGGAGATGTTCTTGACTAGTTAAGTGTGCTGGTGTCTGGCGGGGGAGTTTCGATCTTTTCGATCTGCTGTTGGACTACGAGAGTCAGGTAAGTCGTCACTAAGTTGTTAGCTTCCTGCACTTCCAAATTTGAAAAGTACTCGGCACATGCCAAGTCTTCCTTTTCAAGTCTCTTCAAGAGGCTCGTCTTAACCTCCCGAAAAATATCCTGGATGAAAAGAGCCTTACGCCAGGGATCCCCTTGAGCAGCTTTTTCAACGACTTCAAACAATTCATCAAAAGTGGTGTCTGGGAACCGAAATTTCTTCATATCCGAAGTATATCAGCGAAAATAAAATCTGCGATCAATATTTTTAGGCTTGCTTTGGGGTCAATATTTAGATAACTTACACGTACTGAGTCATTGGAGAGGTGAATGGATGTTTGTTACAGTCCTACTATTGTTTTGTTTGGCAGTCTTATGCGCTTCGTGGTACCTACTGAGGGTATCCCGTTTATCTACTATGGCGCGCATGATGGGGATCAAATCGTCACGATCAGAATCGACTGCCAATACCCCGGAGAAGACCAATCAAAAGAAGCGACCGGATGGGTCTCCAGATTACGCCCATCAGAAATTGCAGGGACAAGGACCTCTATCCCAGGAGCAACTTGTCGCGCGTATGCGTACCCTGAAGTAAACTTTCATCTACAGGTGTGTGACTACCCATGAGACCTACAAAAGAAATCTACTTCATGGAAATGGCCCATCACGTCAAAAAGCGTGCCACTTGTCCTCGTCGTCAGGTTGGAGCTGTTTTTGTAAGACAAGGTAGAGTACTTGTAACAGGATACAACGGATCAAGACCAGGCGCTCAGCACTGCACTGAAGTAGGCTGTTTAATGATCCACGACCACTGTAAACGAACGATTCATGCCGAAACAAACGGTATTATTCAAGCAGCCAAACACGGTGTAAGTCTTGAAAATGCGCACCTGTACGTAACAACGATGCCGTGCTTAACTTGTTATAACAATGTTGTCACTGCAGGAATTCAACGAATTTATTACACTGACGAATATCATGGACGCGAACAAGAAGAAGTTCTAAAAGCCGGGGCCATTATTCTCGAGAAAGTGACTTTGTAATGCAAAAAAGACTACTCCCGTCAATGGATGAAAAAGGATCTTGTTATTGGACAGATATGTATGAAGAGCGCATCATTAATGGTTTTAGGTGTGCAGCGGTAACAAGACAACACGGGTGTGTTAATGGGTATGTAGAAGTATCTAAAAATCATCCAGCTGTAGGAAATCCAACAGATTTTGAAGACAATAAATACTCGTTAAACATACCTTGTCACGGAGGCATAACATACGGAGAACAATCACCCATATCCCCAGACTGTTGGATTATTGGTTTTGACACCAACCACGCCGGCGATCTGGATCCTACTACTATTACCGCAGGGCTACTACCTTATAGTACCTATAAAGGTCCTGATTACGTATGGAAAGAACTAAAAGAACTAACCTCTTTTCTTTTACAGGAGATATGATGCAGACTTTTATGACTGCCAGTGACTTTAGACAAACCGCTCGTGAACTCGACTATCGACGCCTAGGCAAGCAACGAGTAGAAGCCAAGCAAATCCTTATGTGTCTTCTTGGCGAGGGCTGTGAGCGTTGGGCAAACCATCCCGCTGTCAAAATGTGGCGCGGTTACGAATCAGTGCTTGCTTGGTATGGCCTGACGATGTGTCAAGAGTGGGTCAAACGAGGCTACAAAGACAACCTTGGACCATATTTCCTTAAACGGATCTCGAGTAAGCCGGTACCAAATCCCGAATGGTCAACCGATGCCGCTTTCCTAAGCTCTCACCGTGCCTGTCTTTTGGCCAAGAACTATGAACACTACAGCCAGTTTGGGTGGACCGAAACCCCTGCCCCAGTGCCCGGTAAAAAAGAAAAGTGGGCATATGTGTGGCCAACTTCTTCGGCTAGCCTATAAAATACCTACATCACCTCACTTGAATTCAACTCAATATTTTATACTCTATAAGAAGGAGGGCGGAGATGACACAAGAAGAGTACCAAAAGAAGGCAACTGAATTACTCGCGCGAGAATGTGCCCATATCGGTGCTATACTCAGGATCAAACGAGAGCAAGAAGGGCTTCTTGAGGAACGTGTACAATTTGTACAACTTCACGGGAACGATCTGGACTACACCAGAGACGAGTACCCTGTCACGACCGAAGTTAACTTCACATGGCTGTGGAATCAGTTCAAGAAGCTGATCGCAAGCCCCTTTAAGTACTTTCTTTCGAAATTAGGAGTTTAATCATGTGGTATTTGGACGACGAAGGAGAGCTGAGCCTATCAGTAGATCTGAATCCCTATGCAGTCCTGTGTAAGGAACGACAGATCTTTGAGATGAAAGGGTCCTTTGATAGGTATCGAAAGTACTCAGGTGAAGGCACAGTTGACTACCTGGAGCGGCGGGAACGTGAGATTCTATCGACTTTCAAAAAGAACTATCGAGAGTGGCCTGTATGCTGTGGTATACCCACGAATCCAGAGTCGACTGTGACAGACGATATTATGAGAATTCGATTTAAGTGCGGTTATTGTAAGGAATATGTCACTAAAGACCACATCCATAAGGGGAAAATTCATGTCTCGTTTGAATAGGAACAGCCATACACAGGACAGTCTTGACCTTCGAGACCTGATGAGAGAGCTACAAAGACAAGAACGCAACACACGGTACTTTATCGTAGGTCTTACCTTTGCATACAGTGTGGCTTTTTTGTTTTTTCTTTAAATACCTACATCTTTACTCTAGAGACCTACATCAAATTTGAGTTAATCTATAAATAGATGGGGGACACGACAATGACTCAAGAACAACTCAAGCAGATCCGACGTAAACTTCAACTGGCCCGTCAAACGACTCAATCAGTTCAGGATCGGATGAATGCAGTGCGAGTTCGGATGGAGAAAGTTCAGCGTGAGGTGGCCAAATGACAATCTCCCACAACCTCTCACTTGAGAATGACATGACCGCCGTTGTAGGTACGGAAGTGTGTGCGGGCTTTATCAAACACCGGTACTATGTGCGACACAATGACTACCTTGTACTGAAAGGTGCGGTTACGTTTGACGATCAAAATAAAATCAGAGAACTATGTAAGTTTGTCGGACACGAGAATATCGAATTTGATCAGCTTCCTGTCCTGTTGCGACAACACATTCATTTGATGAATTATCTACATGGAGACGATTGATCGTGGGGGCTGTTCTCTTTGCATGCTATGCGGCTACATGTACGTTCACTCTGCCCAAAGAGACGACTGTACAGGTGCTAATACGCAACTCCTCACAAGAACATGCCTACGAAGCTGTGGTGGTCTGTGAAGAGAAGGAGACAGGGTTTAGTCGAATTAGAACAGAAGTTATACAGCCTGAGAAGACTGTCGGATTTCTAAACTACTATCGACCCTATACCTGCACAGCTCGATTTCACCTCACTCGTAAGAGGATCGAAGTCGTGATACATTCCTTCGCCCCTCCTGCAAAATCTAAGCCAAGATGAGATAAGACAAAGACTAGATCTACCACCACACAAAGAAGATGCAAGAATCAT